AATTTCACAAACATCCCCACTACACGCTAGGGTTTGCATCCCTACAGTATTATCTTCTTTTTCATATGAAGATAACTTTTCCCAATCAATTTGTTTAGGGAAGTCTTTTAGTAATGCTTTGTAAGCATCCTTATCGCAGTCTTGGTATGGAGCTTGCTGATAAGTATGATCTGAATGTGGCAGAAAAGACACACCACTCATTTCATCAAAGTTCTTATATACAAATGCGCCTACTTCCATCCATTCATCGTCTTTTACGGTAATGGTTACAGATGGTTTGTGTTCACACCAGTGTCTCTGATATATGAGCCACATCTCTAGCTGCTCGATGGCTGTCATATCATTACGGGTCACTGCGTTTTTTGGAGATGCAATAGGAAATGTAAACACTGTTGTTGTGTCAGGTTTCATTACGCAAGGTTCTGCAGGTATTCCTTGGTCAACCATAAACTTAGTAATAGGATCTTTGTTATCTCCACGCACAGTTCTGTGGTAGTATTGGCTGTGTCGGGCGTGTATTCCTGATGCACTATCTACTAGTTGTGACACTGTTCCACTAGGCTTAACGCACGTAATAGCTGTTGACTGCTGAACACCTAGACGCTCTGCCCATTCTTTATTTGTATCAATAGCAATGTGCCGAAGATGATCTAGTGTTTGTGATAGACCTTTGTTCTTAGCTGTGAGCAATGGGTTGTCCATTATGCCTGTCAGTGAAACGCCTAATAGTCTTTCTTCTTCTGTATTGTTTTGCCATACCTTACGAAGATAAGGGAACTTAGTTAAGCTAGACTGGACTGTACCAATAATTGTAGCTAACTTTACTTTCTTAGATAAACTCTTGATGTCGTCTGTAGATCGTACTACTACCTCACTTAAATTACAGAATTGATATGGGCGTAGGATTATCTCGCTGCACGGGTTAGTCCCAAACTCCCAATCTGAATTACGTCTACCATTCTTGTTTGCCTGTTTCTTACTAGCTTGTCTATTGAAGATACCTCGTTCACCTGACTTAGACTCAACGAGGGCAGTCCACTCTCTAAGAAATGTTTCCATATCTGGTTTCTCTGTATAGCTAACTGAGTTGTTAGACAAAGCTCGATGCCCTGCATTTTCCCACCAGTTGCCTGACTTGGCGTGTCTCATACGGTCATCTGATAAGTTTGACAATGAGATCATAGCACTGCGTCTAACACCACCACTTACAACTATTTCTCCGACCTTGCACATTATGTCGTGACATTCTAAGCTTGACAGTTTGCGGTTTTGTGCGCCTTTAAATGTACCAATACAAAAGTTAAACAAGTCTACTAAAGGTGCAGGACCAGATGCTCTGCCACCAAATGTTTTTAGTTTAGCCCCTGCTGGTCGAACTAAAGACATATTCCACTTAGGTATTTCACCTGCCCATAGAAGTGCTAATACTTGTCGGAAGGCTTTTGCCCAACCCTCTTTGCTATCCTTAACTATAATAGTCGTGTCACTGTCGTACATAGTTGGAACTTCAGGTAACTTAGAAATAAACTGACGCTCAACACTGAAACCGACACCAGTGCCGCACAAAAGTATAAACATAGCTTCATCAAAACTTTTAGGATCATCCACGGGTAAGTAGCTACAGTTGTACCCTGCTGTGTTGTCTCGCTGCAACGCTGGCCCTGCCGTCATCATCGCTCTCATTGATGGCATTACTTGTAGTGATACTATTGCATCATAAAGTTCTTCTCTGGTGTCGGTATCCATACCTTTTGTTTCGCATACTAGATCAACATACCTAGATACAGTTTCGTGCCACGTTTCTCTACGCCCTTCCGTGTCTAACCATCTGGCGTAGCGAGATTTGTGAATAAATGATTGATAGTCGGTGGGCAGGTAGTTATTGTTCATTTCTTTTTTCCTTATAGTCTTCCAAAAAATTCTGTTGCTGTTTTATTTTTTTGATCAAAGAGATACCAAGCACAGTTATCCTTTCCTGTATTCTTACTATCTTCGATCCACTTTACTCTTCCTACACTAACAATCTTTTTACAGTATCTTAGGTATGGTATAGCTTGTCGAGTGTGCATCCAATCTGCATCAAAAAGTAACCAGGTTTTTACGGATGCAATAATGTTTTCTATCATAGGGTGTAGTATATCTCTATTCCAAGGAGGATTAGTAATACAGTACGTGTTAGTCTTATGTACGTCCCAAGAGATTGTAAGAGCATCTGCTTGGCTAATTCCTTTATCTAAACGTGGCTCAATATCTGTAGCTCCTATACAGACCCCATTCGTTAAAGTTTTAATGTGTTCAATTAATCTGCCATCTCCTGCACAAGGCTCAACATAATCAAAGGCCAATGGCAAGTGTGGAACGAGTGGTGCTAAAGCAGATATAGGAGTAGGATAAAAATCCCTTTCAATTCTTTCAAAGTTAGATCTTTTACCCATAAACTACCACTTCTCTTTAACTTTCATCTTTTCCACTTTTACGTCATCTATGTCGTGTATTGCATTAGATATAGATTCTGCTACTTCAGTAGGATGTTCTTCTTCTACTAAGGATAAGACATTTCCTTCTTCATCTACCTTCAAGGTAAACGAAACGTAAAAGGATTTATAATTCGTCTTTGCCATTTATTTGATTTATCCTCATTTCAGCATAACGAATAACCTTGTTGAGATCCGTTATCTCACTTTCTTTTTGGTCCATACCATCGTATAACTTATGTCCTGCACGGCTAGCATACTTAACTATGTTACCTCGCCAAAATTCAAAACCATTCATCATAGTGTATGTAATAGGTTCTATTTGCCAACGAGCATAATGCTCTGGCTTATTTATTAGTTCGTCTGTCACGCTGTGCCTTTCGTTTTAGTTAGGGGGCCAAACTTAATAACCTGACCGCCAGAAGTTTGTATCTCTACTTCAGGTAGACCATTCACTTCTTCTTCTGCATCTTGTTCAAATATCTTAATCATTTGATCTCTACGCTCTTCAACTATCGCCATAATGTTTGGGTATTCGTGTGCAACATCTAAGAAAGCACTAAGAAAAGTTGCACACTTAATTAAGTCACTAAGTATTGCTTTATCTATATTGCTCTCAGGACCCATTGCTAAACCAGTAGATATTAAACCACTCCAGTTACCATCGGTATCAAAATTTATTGGTCGTAGTATTAAAGCAACTTCATCATCTGCTAATGTGTATCCCATTATATGTCCTTCCTTTTTGTTTTTAATTTAATTACAGTTTCTTTAGTGCTTCTGCCTTTTTCGAGTAGCCAATCTAATGGTATAACCCTGTGCGCCCACTTAAAATCGTGCTTCTCACACCACCCACAGTATCTAGTTTTAGACCCTTTGTATAGTTTTGCTTGAGCATTACTAAATACAAAACGAATGTCTAATTCTGGGTGTTGATCCCTGACCGCCAAATGTTTGCGGCGATCTTCATTATCAAACAAACCTTTAGATTCTATAAAGATACCATTGTCCAGTTGGAAGTCAGGAGTATAAGTTCTATACCGCAAGTCTTCCCACTGAACTTTGAGGAGTTCGTAACGTACTTCTTTTTGGTGATGCGTTAGATAGTCAGCAACCCGTTCCTCTAAACCACTTCTGTAGCGTCTGGAATTGTGTCGCCGTCTTGTATTAGTCTTTTTTACCATCAGATAGGGAAGCCTTTAATTCATCTACTTTAACCCTACCTATTGCATTAACACATTGTAGCATATGACCGACTACATTTGATGTAGTTGTATTAACTCTCAGAACTTCAATTAATTCTTTCTGTTCATCTGTCATATTATCTGTGTCGTACTCTGTACCTTCTATTGTCATCTTTACCATTATGCTGCCTCATTTTCTTCTAAGATCTCTGACGGATCATATTTTTTTACTAGTTTCCAGTATGCAAGAAGACTGTTGAACATAGCTAAGTGTCTATTGTGAGTTCTAATGTCCCACCGATGTACTGCTATTAGTTCTGGGTCTTCCCTGTCAACAAATATAGAAACTCTCTCTGGTTGTTTAAAGTTACATCCTTCTGCATAAGCAGATAGCTGCATCCCGTGATCATCAAAAACTAACTTCGATGCCTGTTTCTCTTTTAAACCATCTTTAGTTTTAAAGTCAACAAAAATTCCTGATTTAGAATATAAATCTATTTTGCCACCATATCCATTTGTTGAGCAGAAAGAGTCTTCAGCAATCCAAGTTTCATCAGGAAATTCTGTATCCAAATAATCTTTAATAACTTTGTACGCTTTAGTTTTTTTACCGCCCATAAAGCCTTGCTCAATCATAGCGTGTATAATTGTGCCACGCTCTGCGGCTTTACGGCCTATCTCTTTTGAATCTGTTTTACATCGTTGCGTAAAATCTTCTAAGGTTTCCCCAGGATCTTGCTCTAATGTAATAGCTGAGTTAAGGGCTTGATTAATCTTCCAGTTCTCTAAAGATGGCTTTGCAGCCATCCCTATTATTGTTGTAACGGAAGGTACGTATCCGTGTTGTCGTGCATCTCGAAGTGTAGTGTTACGCTCTCTTCCGTTTGCTCCGACTATTGTGTAAGTAGGCAAGCCATCTTTATCATACCAATGACCTGCCTCAGAAAGTTGTTCTATCAAACACCTACACCTTCAATGTCGTGACCAACGAAAGCTTCAACAAGTTCAGCGTCTACTTCATCTAGTTCTTGGACATTGTTCTCTTTCCAACGGTCTAACACGTAACCATCTGACCACTTAATCCAATCTTGAAAGCTTTCAAACGTATTACTGTCTTCGTCTTGCAGATCAACTTCCTTAACATTGTTAAACAATATTGTTGCGTAAGTTGCAGGAACTGTTTCTACCTTAGACCCTAGTGTAATACTACGCTTTAATAGTTTAGCTTCAATGGGAACCTTACTATCTTCCCTAATTTTTTTAAGAACTTCGTTTAACGCTTTGATGCTATCTTTATTCTTGATGTCAAGTATAAAAGGTATCTCATCATTGTACCCTTCAACTTCAATACCATCTTCATTAAGAGCTTTTCCATTTAAGTTTATTGTACCAAACAAAATTTTAGTACGCTTAACGGCTCTCATTAAATCCTTTATCTCTTGTGATAGCGCATCATATTCTTTCTTTGTGTGATACCCTGAAGGACGACCTATATTAAATGTGCCTTTCGAGTCTTTTAAATCTGTGTAAAGATTGTTAGCCATAACAGTTCGATGCATAACATTATTAATTGAATCCCAATGCGTCCATTGTTCCTTTAGGGCAAATATCCTAATCTCTGGCTCTAAACAATAAACAATATCATCCCCAACTTTTAATTTATATGCACCTACGGGTACAACTTCGGTTCTCATAGTCTTACCTGAAACCTCAACGTCACCCATCAACGCTTTATGCGTAATGTTTAGACGAGCTAGGCTAGAAGACTTCTTAGTGTTGCCGTCATCTTGGGCTGAAAGACCCATCATATCGGCTAGTGCTTGTCCTGAAGCACCTGCTATTTGTAATTCTGTATTCATAATTTACCTTTATTTATAATATGTGAAAAGAGTTATAGTTATACTATATAACGTCCTTTATGTCAAGCCAATTTGATCCTATCTTGGCCTCTAATAGTAATGGTACATTCATTTTTACATTGTATGCTTCCTCTATAATTAAATCTAAATCATTATTCATATCTTTGATTATTTGTATTACATAATTTGTTTCATTAGGGTGTACATCAACTACAATAGAGTCGTGTACTGAGTTTACAACACAAGATTGTAGTGGCTCTAGTCGTTCGTTTAGTTCTAAATATATTACCTGTACAATGTCATTAGAAAAACCTTGAACAGGGTAGTTCTTAATCATTGTAAAGTGTGTAGGTTGTCCACTCTTTCTTTTAACTACATCAGGAAATGCATATTGTCTTCCTGACGGGGTAGTTACTTTTCCTTCTACTGCTTCATCCCCTAACTTCTTATGCCATTTAGCTATGCCTTTATACTTTTCAATAAAATGTTTGTAGTATGTAGCTTCCGCTTTACTTCTGCCAAAGCCGCTTGCACCAAACAAGGGAGCAAAGGTATGGCCTTTTGCAACTTGGCGTGACGTTTCTTGCCCTGCATCAGTAATAACTTTAGCTGTGTAGCTGTGTACATCAAACCCTGTATCTATCTCGTGCATTGCTGTTTTATCCTGTGACAAAAATGCAGCTACTCTAAATTCTAACTGAGCAAAGTCACAGTCTAGTATCTGACCACCCTCCCAACGAGACACAAATACTTTCTTGACAGGGAACGTACCACCTCGTGGCATATTTTGCATATTCGGATTGCGTCCACTGAACCTGCCTGTAGATGTAATGTGTTGTGTTAGCCCAACGTGTAAGAACCCATCCTCTTTTAGGTAGTTACCTATGCCATCCACAAAAGATGAAAGATATGTAGACACCGCAGATAACCTCTTTATGTCCTCTAAAAATTGTATGGCAGAGGTAAGATTACTCGTCTTAGCATAAGATATTAAAAGGTCTAAGTTTGTCTTACTTGTGCTAAAACCATTTGCACTTACCCAGGTTTTGTTTGGGGGATTAAAGCCTAGACCTGCCCACATATTTAGCTTCTTTAGTTGATACCCTCGACTTAAACAATCAGGACACTTGCTTGCTTTTTTGAAATCAGAGCCATCCTTTTTCTTTTTATATCTACTTCCTACTCCCTTACACGAAGGACACGTAAATGCTTTTGTCTTTTTAATAAGAGTACTATTCTCTCTAACTGCCGATACAAATTCTTTTTTATCTTTAGTAAAATCAAACAGGCCAACCCATTCTTTCTTATCATTTACAGATCTACTAAAAATAACTTGGGAAACTTGCTCTGGACTATTTAAATTGATTGGGGTGTCACCCATAAGTTCTCGTGTTTGTTTAGCTAACCTTTCTTGGATAGCTATCTTCTCTTGCTCAAACTCTTCTTTTACTCTTTGAAGGGCGACTCTATCCACCCTGATCCCTCGCATATACATTCGGGTAAGGGTTCTACAGACTTTGAAGGTAATGTCTCGAACTCTATCCATTCCGTAGCTTTCGCTTTGGGTGAACCCTTCGGCAATAGTAGCAAGGAACAGTTCGGCAGTAGTGTCAACATCACAACCAAGATAATGTGTAAGTTCTTCAAGCGGAATTTCATTTGTGTTATATCCTTCTCTAAAATATTTCTTTAGTGTGTCGTCCTTTTGAAAGGTTAAGTTTCTACGTTCAGCACACGCTAATAAACTTAAAGGTTGTTTTTGACCTCGCTGCAAGATGTACTCAGCTAACATAGTGTCATAGATTTCACCATCATACTTAAACCCACTTGCCCACAACCACATCAAGTCGTGCTGTGCATTGTGCATTATAAGTAAGGTTGTCTGGTCTAAGATAGTCTGTAGTAACTTAGCATTAGCACCTGTCCTGTCGGTTTGCTCAACGTGATCAAAGGTCAACAGGTATCGTTCCGTAGGTATGTCTACATTTTTAGTACCCACTTGAAC